CGACGCGGAGCCCTCCTCGACTCCGACAGCCCATCCATTGATTCGGAGGAACGACAAGGTCACGCCCTCCGAAGCGGATGCCCGCGCTTGGTCAGGAGGTAGACGATCCGCTGTTGTTCCGTCGTGAGCGCAGACGTCCAGCACGCCCATTGCGCAACGTGTGCATTTACACCTGTCCCTGGGTCACTCTGCCCGGCCGCATGCAGAAGCGCGGCAGATGTCGTCATGCCAGCAAATGCTCCGACGGTGACAAGAGACGAGAACACAGGACGGCCATTAAGGAAGATCCGCACCCGCGAGCCAGGCGCCCTGGCGGCGTCGTAGTCAAAAGACACAAACGTCCAGAACGAGGCAGAAAGCTGTGCGGAAGTCGTGTAGCGCTCTGACGCTGTGCCGTCGCCATTGCTCACCTCGACGACGACAGAGCCAACGCCGTTGTCTCGGACGCGCCACTCACGCGCGTTGCCGACCTCGTTCCAGCGAGACCAGAACGTCTGCGACATGATTGCATTTGGGCGAACCCATCCCGCAACAGTCAACTTGGCGGATGACCCGACTGCGCTTCCTTCTGTTCCAAACCGAAATGCGCGATCGCCAACCGTGCCGCCGAACGTCGTCGCCGTCCCCAGGTTTCCATCAGGCCCAGCGGCGCTCCCGTGCGCACTGCCAGGGTCTGTAAGATCAAGCCCGGAGACGCGCTCGACGAACTTGGGAAACGAGTAGAATGCCGCGCCCATCGGCACGTAAAGCAGCGGGAGCGGCAGGAGATCGACGCTCGCGACGCGGCCGACCTCGACGAGCTCTAGATCCTGGATGAGCGCGTTGTTTAGGAACTCGTCGTCGACAACGAATGGTGCTCTAGGACGTGGTGTCGCGAGCGCCCCGCGCATGGCGCGCCTCGATGAACGCGACACGACCCTTGCTCGATCGGCCTTGCCCGCGACGAGGATACCCAACGGCGATTCAACGACGTCACCAACGAGGTGGACGATCGGCGCCGGGCCGAGGGGTTGTTCCCACGACAAGAGCTCGATCAGCTGATCGTCTGGTATTCGCCACGGGAAGATCGCCAGCTCGTCGACGATAAGTTCGGCCGCCACGCCGTCAATGCGCTTGCCGTACAACGTGACGATTCCAGACGCGACCGAACACAGATTCGCGCCGATGCCGACGATCAACTCAACGGCGTCGATCCACTCGCGCCCGTCGTGCGTCACCGCACCAATGCGCCACGGTGATCCAGTCAGCGTCGCGTCACGAAACCGAAACGTCACGGTCCACTCATCGGAGAGCTGCGCATCGAATGAGATCGAGCCGCCGGAGCGCACCACGAGCGCGTCCCCATCCCATCCATCACCCGGGGCGAGGTGTGCATCGTGTCCGGCTGTCGTTGGGCCTAGCGATGTACTGGCGGCGATTTCCCCGTTGAACGAGAAGACATGCGCGAGACCGATCGCCATATGCGCGAGCCCGCGGGCCTGCTCGTGCGTCATATGAGAGAGCTTGAGGTTGAACTTCCGTCGCGCCTGTCGACGATGATCGACCGCGTTGCCCCGCGCGCTGCGCTCCACGTCGCCGCGCCACTCAAGCGTTCGCTCTGACCCGCCATCCTCGACGAGACACACAACGCCGTTTAGTCGCGCAAACGGCATCAGCCCTCCCAACGCCCGCCGTAGCCGCCGTCATTGCGCCCGGTGTTCGTGCCTCGTCGGCGGATGTTTCCGCGCCGCGTCTGGTCTTGGAGTTTCTGCGCGAGGTCGAGCGGGTCGTCCGCTTGTATGAGCGCAGACTCCATGATGAACTGAATCAACTGACCGCCGGACGGTAGCCCAAACAACTCCGACCCACCCGCGATGGTCCCGCCTCCGCCGACAACCGATTGCGCCTCGAATCGGTACGCGGCGACCTTGAAATCCGACGCAGCGTTGCGCACCTCCTCGTTCAACTCGCGCATGTTCTCGGCGGCCTCGCTGGTCTCTTCACCGAGCGCTTCGGTGCCGTCACAGGCAGCGGCGGCGCATTGTGCGACGTCGTCGAGTCCGGATGATGCCGCATCGAGCTCAACGCCGAACCCGCCAACGTCGACGTGTTGCAACTCAACGCCAAACTGCTCGAACCCTGGCACCTTTCGGATGTTCTCGATCACGCCATTGATCAGATCGATCAGCGAGTTCACGAGCCTCTGCAAGTTGTAGACGAATGCGTCAACCCAGAATGTCGCCGCGATAAACTGTGTGCGCAGGAGCGTCGTCACCTGCGCGATGGCTGCTGCAAGCGACAGGAACACGGTGGCGACCAAGACGACAACCTGCACGATTCGAGACACGACAACGATCAACTCCGCCAGATTGACCGCGAAGATTTCGACCAGCGGCGAGGCGGCAACGAACAGCTGGCCGAGGGCGCGAAACAGTGGTCTCAATGCGACCACCGCAGGCTCAAGCGCTTCAAGTGCTACCGCCACGCCATCGAAAAGAGGCGACACAACGGACAGATCGTCGACTATGTCCTGTAGGAGATCGCCAAAGATCGTCCCGAGCAACGCGCCGATCGTTCCGCCAAGGGCTCCGGTCGGTTCGCCCGCTGCGACGCCGACGGCTGCCCCGATCGCTCCACCTACCGCCGCACTGGCACCAGACACATTGCCCGTCGCCGCTTGCAGTGCGCCAACGATCAGGGCGTTACGCAGCTCTCTCGCTTGATCGTCAACCGCAGACACGAACTCGTCGACCGTCTCCGTCGCGTTTTCGATAGCGTCGGCGAAGCCATCAGTGAAAACGCCAGTCCTGTCCGCCGTGGCTGCGAGCGCATCGCTCTCGCGCACGACGTCGGTCAGGGTCAGGCCGAGCGCGCCGAGGATCTCCTCCGCTTCTGCCATAGCAGCGACGAAATCATCCGCTTGCGCGATCGCGTCTCCGAGCGATCGCAGGAAGAGACGATCGATCTCGTTGGCGACCCCGGCGAGCGCCGCCTCGGCCCCGACGCCGCTCACAGCGGCCCCGAGCCGCTCTGCTTCCTGAATGCGGTTCTCTCGCTCGACGAGTGCGGCGCCGATCGCCTCCGTCCGGAAGTCGAGCGCAGCGACCTCGTCTTGCAGTTTCTTAGCGAACTCCGTCAGGCGCTCGAACGCCTTCGCTTGCTCGTCGATCGCCCTTGCTTGCTCATTGATTGCCTTCGCGTGCGCTTTCGCAGCCCTCTCGCCTTCCCTTTGCTTTTCGTTCAGGAACTCGGCGGCTTCCGCGGTGTCGGCGAGAGGTGCGTCGGTCGCGACGAGAGATTCACGCAACTCGTCGATGGCTCCGGTCGACCCATCGGCGACTTCTCGCAGGTCGGCGGACACCGCCAACTCATCCAACTGTTGCGCGACGCGGTCGAAGCCCTCCGACTCGTCGATCATCGACTGGAAGTGTTCGTTGAGCGAGTCGACCTCGTCGCGCAGGTCGACAAGACCGGCTGTCGAAACGAACACCGCGGCGGCGCCGACGGCGAGCACTGTCGACGCCACGTTGAGCAGTGTGCGCTGCAAGCCTTTGCCGCTCGACGTCGCCTGCACGAAGGCGTCCTTCAACTCGCCGAACACCGACACGTTTTGCGGCACGGATCGATAGCCGACGAGGTCGAGGATCTCCCGCGTCGCCGCGTACGTCGCCGCGAACGTTGCGCCGAGGACGATCAGCTTGCCCATCGCGACAGTGAGGCCCAGCAACGCAGCCTTGACCCCCGCGGCGGTCACGCCGAGCTGTGTCAGGACCAGGACTACGCTGGCGACGCCTTGCGCGACGGTCGCGAGCGAGAACACAATCGCCCCCAAGCCGGCCGCGAGCGCTCCTACAGTGACCACGGCTTTCTTGGAGCCATCGCTCAGGCCGCGGAAGCCGGAGACGAGGTCGCGCGCAACGCCGACAAGCGACGTCGCAACCGGAAGGAGTACGTCGCCAATCTCGCGGCCAAGGTTCTTCAACTCCGCATTGAGCGTAGATGCCCTGCCGCTAAAGCTCTCTGATTCGGCCGCGGCGGCTCCGACGAGGTCTTTCGTCTGGCGGAAGATCGCCGACAGGCGGAGCGTCGTCTTTTCTTGCTCCGTCATCTGCGCGGTAGATTTCGCAAAACCGAGGCGCAATGCCTCTTGCTTCAATGCCGCATCGCCGATGAACACGTTGAGCTTTTCGATCGCCTCAGTCTCGCCGCGCAGACCGGATTGAACTCGCTGGAGCGTCTCCGCGAACGGAATGTTTTGCGCCGCGGAAATGTCGGCGGCCAGCTTGATGATCGCTTCGCTCTGAGAGCGCGCGGCGGTCGTGTCACCAAGTGAGTTCTTGAGTTGCGCGCCTATGCTGACGAGTCCCTCGCGTGTCTCTTGGAGCGAAAGACCGAGCTCCGACGACGTGACGCGCGCGAAGTCCTCGACGCCGGCCGCGCCGTCGGCAAACACGCGCTCGATCAGGCTGCCCGTCTGCTCAAAGTCGCTGGCTGATGTGACCGCGCCGCGCCCGAAGTCGACGAGCGACGACGTGATCGCCTTCGCCGACGCGGCGACGCTGCCGAGAGCCTCGTTCAGCGCCAGGAAGTTCGCCGCCAGCTTCGGGCCGAAGCCGAACGACTGGAGCGCCTGCGAGAGCTTGTCCGCCTCGGACGTGAAGCGACCGAGCACGTCGCGCGCTTGATCGACGCCTCGCTTGAACCCGGACGAGTCGGCGGTCAGTTCCGCCTGGACGCTGTCGATCGTCGTCGGCACGCTCAGGCCCCGGGCTTGCCGCGTCGTGCGGCGATCTGGTCCCGCGTCGCGCGCATGCGCGCCCGGAACTCCTCCATGTTAGCGCTCGCGATGGCTGGTGGGACAGGGGCGTCACCCGGCTTGGCGCGGGCGACGACCTCGCCGCGCGGTCTGTTCGCGTCCGCGCGCATGCGCTCGACGTCGTCGTCCGTGACCCGGACGCCGGTCTGGGGCGTTGGCGGGGCGCCGCGTTGGGCGATCGCCTCGAGAAGACCGGCCGCTATCGCGTTCTGGCGCACTTGCTCGTCGCGCGGAGCATCCGGCGGCGTTCGACGTAGGAGCTTGTCGATCGTGACCTTTGGTTTCGCGCCCGCGATGTTCGCCACGGACGCAATGATCCATGCGGCGTTTTCGCGATCGAACTCGGCGGCGGCGCGAAACGCCTCGACGTGCGCCATGGCGTCGTCGAGCGACAAATCCCAGAAGCGATCCGCCGGACAGCCACCGCGGATGGCGTCGATCCTCAGGCGCCGCCAGTCGAGGGGGCGGGCCGGCTCGTAGGGCGGACATCATCGGGCCTCTCGTCCGCCGCCGGCCTCACGCCCGGCATACCGCCGCGCAAGGCCACAGCGATCTTCGCGCCGAGCGTGCGAAGAGTGTCCGGCGCGCCCTGAGCCGCCTCGTCTTCCTTCGGCATCTGGTCGAACCAGTCCTCCACAAGCGACAGATCGAACTCGCCAGGCTTGGGCTCGAAGCGCCGTCTGAACTCCGGTAGGTGCGAGAGCCCCGCGGCCGTCGCGAGCACAAGGAAGCTCACGCCCCCGCGCGTCGCCGCCTCCGAGAAGCTCTGTCCGCTCGCGCGCTCGATGAAACAGATCGCGCGCGTGCCGTAGAAAAGCTCCCGCTTGTGACCGCCAAGGACCACGTTGCAGGTGTTGTCGCCCAAGCCCATCGCGTCGCCTCCGTGTTGGGGCGGCAAACGTAGCACGCAACGCGAGCAAACGCGCCGGCAAAACAAACCGATGGTTCACTGCCCTCGGCCGTCACCACCAAAGGCGCGCGATCAGGTCTGATAGCCGAGTGTCGGTTTGCTGATCCGCAACGTGCCGTCGAAGCTGGCGAGGTCGTCGTTGGGCGAGTTTGCGGTGAGCGTCGTCGCGAACGCCTCGCCCTCGAACACTTTCGCGCCCGTCAGCGTTTGGAGCGAGAATCGCGCTCGGAAAACCGTCTTGGCGAACATGGCCAGGAGCACGATCGACTGCCCGACGTCGAAGTCATCCCAGAGGTTCGAGAAGTCGATCGTGATGTCGTGGTAGTTCGGCACGAACTCGCGCGCGCCGCCGCTGTCGTGGTTCGTGCACTCCAGCTCGTCGACGGCGAGATTGAGAGTCGCCTCGCGCAGCCCGCCCATTGGCACGTAGGTCGTGCCGCCGTCGTTGCTCACTTCCAGTGTTCCGAGTCTGCCGAGGACGCAAGAGGACATTTCTCGTCTCCTTCGCGGGCGTCAGGGATCAGTCACGGAAGCGCGCAGCGTACAGGCGGAGCGACGTCGCCGCGGAGACGTCGACGTTGACTTTGCTACCGCCGCCCTGGTTCCAGATCGCCGGCAGGAACGGGCCGATCATCGCCTTGCCCGGGACGCCGCCGGCCGCCGCCGGCACGACGTGGACCGTGTTTCCCGTGCGACCGAACGGATCGGCGACGGAAACGACGGTAACGGTCTTGGTCGCAGCGTCCTCATTCTCCGCGAGGAGAAACGTCTTACCGTCGTTGACAAACTCGTGTTGATTCGTCGCGTCGGCCGCGACGCCGGTCAGCGTGACGGCGCCGCCGTTCAGCGGGAGGTTGTCGATCGGGATGTTCGTTCGGGCCACGTTGCAACTCCTGTTGGGTCACAGCACCTTGACGATGTGCGCCCCAGCGGCGACGGCCGCGGTTGAAGCGTGTACATCGTAGAGCACGGCGGCGCCGTGTACCAGTACTGATACCCCTGACGCCATGAGCGTCGTCGCCAGCGGCGTTCGGGACGTGAGCCCGTCGTACATTCGGAACGGCGCGGCGACCGGCCCGCTGAACGTTTGCGGGAACGCCGCCCATAGTCTGTGGCCGGACAGCGCCGTCGCAGCGTGCGTGAGGTTGCGACGCCCGCGCGGTACGTCGACGAGTGTTGCGTCTAACCACGCCTGATCGATCACGCCCGGGACGGCGGCGGCTCCACAGTAGATCGGGAACTGCTCGACACAGCCGCGCAGTCTCGCGTTGATCGACACGCGAGGAAATCCGTCGTCATCGCGACCGAGGTTGAGCGCCGCGCCGCCTGATACGCGGCACTCTGCCCACGGGCCGATCGTCGCCATATCCAACACGTCGACGAGCAACGTCGCGACGGCATGAAGCGTGAGCGCGTCGTCCTTGTCGCCGCGCACGCGCACGTTGACGCTGGGCCGCTCCACGCGCGACTTTTTCCCGCCGTCGACGAAGGGCTCTGCGTCAATGCCTGGCGTATCACTGACGTTGATCACGAGCGCGTCTCGCCCGGTGGCGACGGGGATATCTTCGTCGCCGACCTTGAGATTCACGCCGAGGACGAAGCCGGCGACGTTATCGGCTATGTATTGTGCGACGTCGTGGGCCGGCGTTGTCATCGTGTCGCCTCGACGATGCGCCGCGCAAGACGACGCGCCATACCGGAGAGCGCCGCGTTGAGGGCGCGCTCCAGAAACTTAGATTTCGTCGCGTGCGTCTCGTGGACGACGAGCGCGTACGGCGCGAGAAACTGCACGTTGATCCGCGGGTCGCGCTCGCTGGGCCAGTACGCACGACCGCTGCGATACAGACGTCCGGTTCGGTACGGCGCGAGCGACTTCGCGCGCTCGATGATCTGTTCCGCCTCCGCGAACAACGCGCGGCGGAACTCGAGCGGGTATTGATCCGACAGGTTCAGCAAGCGCTCAGTCAGATTTTTGACGTCGCCCCGTCTGATCTCGAACTTGAGGGCGAACTCGCGGGCCACAGCGAGCCTCCGCTCAGACCGAAAACTCGACGTGCCCACCAGAGCCCGCCATGCGCCGCGCATTGACGAGACGACGTGGGCTCCGAGCGTCGGCATCGTAGAACACGAAGCCGGGCGGGAACGTGCGCGGTGTGTCGTGGCCTGCGAACGGGGCAGTCCATACCCGATCGCGCTCGACGACCGTGGCCCTTGTCGCAACGTCGGTCTCGGTCGTGATCGTCGTGCCGTCCGCACGGCGCAGCTCGCGCCGACGCTCTTCGATGCGCGCCGGAACGACGACGGGAGCAAGGTACGTTGGGATCTGGTCCACGTTATCGTCGTCGACGAATGAAGCGACCGCGATCTCGTCGATCATGTAGTCGTCAAATGTCATGCCTGCACCACTCGCCGACGCCTACGCAAGAGAGCTGCGCCCTCCGACGTAAATCCAGGCAGACCGTAATCTGCGCCGTCGTCGCGCGCGTATGTGACGGCGTGGCTCAAGAGGCGCTCGCTCTCGACGGTGCGATCGGCGCCTCTGTTGCGATACGCGGTCGACGACGCGAGCGTCACGGCGCGACGAATGTCCGACGGAAGATCGGCGATCGGCGGGGCAATCGCAGGCTTGGCGCCCATGTTCGGCAACCACCAGCCGGCATCATAGGTGACCTCGATCCCGGTCTCCGCCTCGGTGTCCGCGTACGGGTCGCCGGCCGACACTCCCGGCGTGCGAACGCCGGTGAACGGCCAGGCGTCGCGGAAATATACGATGCCGGTGCGCCCCTCGTTCTCGACGATGTATCGATCGGGGTCGACGATCGACTCCTCGAACTTCACCTCGTCGACGACGCGGATCGGCGTCCGGCGCAGGCGGATCCGCGGCCACGCGCGCCCACGCGGGAACTCGACGACGTCTGCGGTGTACGCCAGCGGCCCGCGGCCTAGGTAGACCTCCGCGGCCTGCGACAGCGCATCGATCGTCGCCTCGAGGAACGCCAGCGCATCGCCAGTGATCGACCCGACCGTGACGCCGAGCTCTCGCTCAACGTCGGCGACGGTGCAGAGGGCGAGGGTTGGTGTGACGGGCACACCCGACGTCGTATCACGTCGGAGAGACCAGCGGCCAGCGGGCGAGGCCCCACAACTCGGGCGCGGACAGCGGGCGCTTCACGCGGGTGACGGCATCGGACCAGTTCCCGTCGATGGAACAGATCACGCCATCCTCGAACCGCTCGACGACACCGACGTGGTGACCGCGCCGGCCGATGTCCGATAGCCCGTCTGGGCCGAGAAACACGAGGTCCCCGGGGCGCGGGCGGGCGGCTGGCGCCCCGACGCCGTCGGCGATGAAGGCGCGCGCGGCCTCGATCGGGATGAAGGCACCCAAGTCGCCCAGAGCACGCTGGAGCTCGACGACCGAGGGGATCAACCACTGGTTGCCCGGAAGCGGATGACCGATCGCGGAAAAGCCGGCGCGGACAAACCTGGCGCACCACGCTGCGGGGCGCTCGCCAGGCAGGGCGTATCGCCTCATGGGCTCGCCGTCGTTGCTGCGCGGCGGGTCCTCGCGCACGCCGACCTGTGAGGCGGCCCACTCGACGATCGTCGTCACCTCTTCGCCGCCTCAGTGCGTTCAAGCGCGGCGAGCGCGCCCTCTGCCTTGTCAGCGCGGCGGCGCAGCGCTTCGACGGCGCTCGTCGCGTCGTTGTCGCGCGAGCGCGGCTTTGGCACGCCGTCGAGGTGCAACACGGCAACCGGTGGACGGACGCCCTGCGCATTGAGCACCGATTGCGCCATTTCCACCGGCAGGGCAGCCACCTCGTCCTTCGCATAAGGCGCGCACGCTTGCGTGAACCGCACGAGCACCTTCTCTGAACGTCGCTTCGCCGTCGACGACATAAACGCCTCCGTGGAAACGTAACGGGCGCCGACGCGGCGCCCGTTCGTAGCAGCGTTGTACCCCGCGCGCTGTCGACTCGTCTATCAGGTCGTTTTGTAGGTCGCCTGCCACGTCTCGACGCGCGTCGGGGTCTTGTGAGGACCGCCGAGGATTGCGACCTCTTGGATCCTCACGATGTCGCCAGCGCCAGCGGGCCCGCCGAACACAGGCAGGGGGATGTTGAACCGGACGTGGCGGTGGAGCTCCACGAGCCGGAGATCGTATGCGAGCGTCTCCTGCGCTGCGGCGCCCGTGCCGTTGATCGTCTGTGTCGCGCTCGCCGTCGACGGCTGATGCGACGCAGGGACGTTGGCGAACGCCCCCGGCGTCGCGCCGGTCGGGTCGGTCGCATAGTCCGGCGCCGCGTGCTCCGGGTCCAGTTGGAGCGCGACCGACACGCCGACGGCCATCGTGTGTTGCACCGTCACGATCAGCTTGCACGACTCGAACATCTGCGCGCTGGCGTCTCCGCCACCGCTGGGGATGCGGTCGATGGAGGCGCCGGTCAACGCCGCGGGCGCCGCGCCGGTCATTTCTTGTCGTCCGGCCGAGCGGTGTTCGAGGCCGGCACCAACGTCCTTGAGGTTCGCGAGTCCACCGAGGGTCATCTGGTCGTCTCCTTTTGCGGCGCCTGGATCAGTACCAGTCGACCGACGTAATGATCGTGATCTCGCGCCCGCGGAACCGGGCGTTGATGTCGTGGGCCATGAGAGCCCGAACCAGCGTCTCGTCCTGCTGGAACCCGTTCTGCTGGCCGTTCTGCGTGAACGACGCCTGATCGCTCACCACGATCTCGAGGTCGAACGCCTCGCCGACGATGATCGAGGCGAAATCCACAAGGTAGATTTCCGACTCGTCGCCACCGACACCGAGGTTCGTCGGGATGTTCGTCGTGGTTCGGAACGGGAGTCCCTCGATCGTGCCGGCGCGCATTTCATCGCGATACACGCGATTGCCGTTGCCGTCGCGCAGCTTCATCAGGAAGTTCTTCGTGCGCGGGTGCATGAGCCATCCGGGCCGGACCATGCGGATGTTCGCCGACTCGAGGCGGTCGATCGCGTTGACGAGATCGTCGGTGACCGTCTCGAGGGTCACGTTGCCGGCGTCGAGGGTGCGCGCGACGACGTTGGCGGCCGGCGCAAGCCAGCGCAGGCCCTTCGGCGTGTCCTGAGAGCCGTCGTCTCGGATGAGGGCGAGGTCTTTGCGGACGGAGAGTGTCTGCACGAGGTCGTCGCGGATCAGCTGATTCGCCTGCGGCACTGCATATCGCAGGAAATCATTCGAGACCGGGACGAGCGCTCCGAGTTTCTTCGCCGACAGCTTGAGCCGGCCGAACGTCGGCTGCGACGGCGTGATCGGTGCGACCTCGCCGAGATACTGCGCTGTCGCGCCCGTCTCCTGATGGTTCAACGACAGGTTGCCGTTTGGCATCGGGACCATCGCGGCTCCTGACGCCTCGATCACGACGGCGGCGCGGAGCAACTCCGTCACCTCGGCCATGATCGGCTCGGGGACGAGCAGACCGGCGCTCGCGGCGTCCTGCGCCTGGATCGCCTTTTCGATGTGCGCGACCGTCGCGTCGCGCTTCCACTCCTTGGCGATCTGGAGCGGCGTCACCATGACACCGCGCTGCTGCGTGTGGAACTTCGCGGCGGCGATGACACGAAGGAAGTCAGCCGCAGCAAGGCCACGCTTCTCATTCGGGTGGATCGACACACCGCCGTCGTGCGCCATGACCGCCGGCGCGCCCTCGCGCAGAACATCGATCGCGCGCTTGTTGTGCGCGGCGAGCTTGTCGTCGATCGACTTGCTGTGCGTCGCCAGCTTCGTGTTGAGCAAATGCTCGAAGCGCGAGAGCACGTCGACGCCCGCGCCGGCTCCGGCTCCGGCCCCCTCGGTACCAGCGGCAGTTTCCTTGACGTGCTTCGGGAACATTCGGCGTCTCCTTCGATCCGTGTTGACCTACGCGAGCACGCGCTCCGCGAGGGAAATCAGACGTTCGAGGTCGACCGGCTGAGCGGTCGTCCCTTGTTGCGTGGCATCTTCTCGTTTCTGCGCCTCGCTGTCCATGTTGTCATCACCCCTATCGCTCTCCTGCGATTCGCCTTCGGCCCGTTCCGCTTCGGTCAACATGGCGTTGGCGCTCGCTTGCGACGCGCTGGCGTCTCTCTCGCGCGCCTCTTGCTCCTCCGCGCTGCGCCCGTAGATGTTTGCGCGGACAGCGCGGGCGAACTCCTCCGCGCCAGACACCGCGCCAAGCGAGACGGCCACACCCAGCCAGTCGATCACGTCCGGCGGGTACGGCGCATCGGCGATCGCCTTCTCGCCGGCCTCGTCCACTGTTCTGAACTCCGGCGGCTCCGCGCCGAAGTCGTCGCGGTAGTGCCGCGCGAGGTGCGCATACACGCCGCGACGGTCGGCCATCGGGACGTCGACGCCGCCGCGCGCGCCGAGCAGCGCACCCATCGCCGCCGTCAGCCCGCGCCACACGAGCGTGTGGTCGACGTTCGCGCGATGGTGCGGGAGCTTGTAGGAGCTCTTCGCATCCGGCTCATCGCTGTCGAACCATGCGCACATGACGCGCAGATCGTCGACGTCGGCGTCCGCCACCTCTGCGCCGCCATCCCACTCCGCGCCGCGCGCCGCGACGGGAGTCCCGCGCCGATGCGCGCTCGCGTACGTGATCGCTCCGCGTGTGGATTCGGCTCGGGCGGCGTCGCGTCTCTCCTTCGCCGTCGCTTCGCGTCCGAGACGATCCGTCTCCTCGCGTAGCGCCGGCAGCGAGAACACGCGCCCCGGCGCAATCAGTCGCCACGTCTCCGCGACGGCGTCGTCCTGCTTCTCGTCAAGCATTCGCTCCGTCACGCGCAGAGCTGGGGCGATGTCGATGCCGAGCCCGCGCGCTTGGACAAGAGCGTTTCGGTTGCTGGGCACGTTGACCGCGCTGTACTCGATCAGCTCCCACGCGAGGTATCTCACCGCGAGCGGGCCGCGCTCCGACTCGAACACCCACTCCTTCGGGATGAAGCCGATCGAGAGTGCGCGCATGATGCGCTCATCGAACATGCGGCCGATCATGTACCCGAACTCGTCGACGTCCGGCGGGTTGAACGTCGCGACAGATCGCATCTGATTGCCGGCCGGGTGCGTGCCGAAGCCGTTCCCGATCGCCGGGATCGAGTGGTTGTGCCCAAAGAGAAGGACCGGGTTCTCTCGGTAGTGCGCGAGGTCGCCCCCGCCGGGCTCGACGACATCGCGGTCGCGGTCCTCGCTGTCGTCGGTGATCACGACGGGGATCGCGATGCGTTCCATCGAGCCGAGGTCGTCACGGGCCGCGTCCTTCACGTCTTGCGCAGCGCCGGACAGAAAGCTCATGGCGTCGTCGACGGAGCGCAGGCGTCGGCCGGCGAGCGCCGCGCCGTGCGACCGCGTGAGCACGTATTCCGTCGCGTCGGCCGGGAGTCCCGCGTCTGCCGGGATGACAACGCCGCTCGACGTGTCACGCGCGGCGTCCTTCCACAGAGAGACGAGCTTCGGGTCGATCAGATATGCGCGGGACATTGGACCTCCGATCAGATGACCGTTTCGAGTTTGCTCAGGACGGCGCGCTCTTGCTCACGCAGCGCCCGCACGAGTGCTTCGTTCATTTGGCGCTCGTGTCTGGCGGCGCTGCGATCAAATGCACGCCAGACGTCGGCGTAGTCTTTCTCGTCGCGCGCCGCTGCGACAACGCACCGACAGTTTACGTTGAGCGCTGCCGAGCGGAACCCTCCCGGGTACGCAGCACGCGCGCCGGATGGCGCAACAAACGTCTTTCCGACGGGAACGGTCTGCCCATTCATTTCGCGATGTGCGCGACGCTCGCGACCATCCACCGTCGTGACCCAGCGTTTCATGGGCCAGCCCTCGTTTGCCATCGCTTGCTCGCGCGCGAAGTTCGCCGCCGTGTAGACCTCGGTGCGCGCGATGATGCGAGCGCGCCCCCTGGTCATGCCGTCGAACTCCTCGCGCAGCTTGCGCGCGATGGTCGGCACTCGATCGCCGGCCGCAATGGAATCGATCAGCAACGAGCGGATTCGTTCGCGCGTCGTTTCGTTGATCTTCCTAACGCGGTTCGCAGAGAAGTTCGCCAGGAAGTCGACGACGTCCTGCGCGTCTGGGCGCCACGCCTTCGACAGCTCCTCGGTCATGTCGCGGCCAAAGAAATCGACGGTACGCTCTTCCACCGGGCGCATGTGCTGGTCCAGTACGGCGGCATCGATCACTGAGACGATCGCGTCGACGTCAGACTGAGTCAGCGCCTTTCGCGCGTGGAACTTAACGGCCGCGCGTTGTGCCTCCGGAGCGGTCTCTGGGCGCGCCGTCACTTCTGCGCCGTCGATAGGCGAGAGCGTCGTTCCGAGGCGCGCGGCAAGGGCGGTGCGAAGCGCGTTCACCCCTTCGATGTCGCCCACGAGACCGAGGCGCTCGATACCTAGCGTCAGCTCGTTCAACGTGATCACGTCGTTCGTGTCGCCGCTCTCGAGATCGACTAGCGCGTTGTTGATCAAGTGCAGCGAGTCACCATCCTCGGTCGGCGCGAAGCCCTGGAGGTGACGCCACTCGTTCATCGACAGCGCCCACGATGCCGCCTTCGCCGCGTCGAGCATCGTCTTGCCGTCGGGCGGAATCGGGTCGTCGTAATCAATGACCAACGTGTCGCCGTCGTCGAACAGCGGGATCAGCTGAGCCTGCATTTCCGTGCGCAGCAACTCGAGGCGCGGCTGAACGACGAGTATCGCCATGATCGCCAGAGCCTCTTCGATCGTCGCGCGGTTGCTGTTGTCGAGGTGGCCGACGACCTCGGGCGGAACGTTGTACGTCTCGCGTACGACCTGCATCGCGAACTTGCGTAGGTCGATGACCTGCTGATCGCGAAACGTGTCATCGAGACGAACGGCGGAGAGCTTGCCGTTATGGAAATGGACGCGGTTCGTGCGCATTGGGCCGCGGTTCCTCTCTTCCCAATCCTGTCGCGCGACGCGGACCTCGTCCTCCTCTGCCTCCTCGATGCCGATCAGCATCGACGGGATGCCGCGGTTGAGAAACCACGATTTGAGGTGCTTGCCGGCGAACTCGTCGGCGTCGAGCTCATCCGCGAGCGACTCGCCGATGCCGGCGCCGCGCGACAGCGGGTCGTGCGGGTCTAAGTCGCGGAAGTAGAGCATGCGTTCGCGCGGGACCAGCAGACGAGCGCCTCGATAGGACACCTCAAACGGGCCATCGACCTTGCTGGGCAGCGTGACGAACTGTGGCGGGATGGGCCACAACTCCGTTGGGTCGCCGGTCAATCCGCCGCGTCGCTCGACGATCGTGAAGCAATCGCCTTTCAGATCGACGTAGGTCTGCCAGAGCTTGCGGCCGGCGACGCCCGCCATCTCCGCGTTGAAACGATCCATCAGGTCGAGGAACGGGTGCGACGGCAACTCGACGGCGACGCGCTCGTCGATCGCCTTCGCGACGACTCCCGCCCGCCCCTTGCGGGCCGCGTAGCCGCTCCGGCTCAGGGACGCGCGAGCATTTGCCGGGACGCGGTAGGCGCGCCAGGGGACCTGACCGACTGCCTGCGAGATACGACCGACGACCGATCGAAGGTGCGGTAGGCGATCGAACGCAAGCATCAGCTCTGCGGTGCCGCGTCGAGGTGCATTGCCGGTGCGGATGGCACCGAGGAGCTCCAGGCCAGTGCGCGACGGCGCGATTTGCAGCGCGCGCATGACGCCGACGTCTGCCGCTGCTGGCAGCGGAAGCATTGACGGCGGGTCCGGCGCGAACAGCGCCGCGAGGCGGTCGAGAATACCCATGCGACGCGCAGCGTATCACGCGCCGAACGGATAGGCGTCAGCGACGAACGACAACGAGCGCGGGCGGGAACGAGACGACGCGAGACAGGGGCGGGCGAGCTGCCTCGAACGCAAGCCACGCGATGAGCACCAACGCGGCAAGTGCGGCGTGCGTCGCAGGGTCGGAGAGGAATCGGCGGATCACGCAGCCACGTAGTCTTCGCCGACGGCGTCGGAAACATCGAGGGCATCGTGCGTCGTCGTCACGCAGATCGTCCCGGCCGCCTGGCCTTGGACCACGAGCGTCCCGATGCGCACGGGGAACTCGGCGGTTGTGCCTGCTGGTACCTCGTGGTAGCGCACGCCGGCAACTTCGTCCGCCGCGGACGTGTACAGGCGCGCGGCGGCTCCGATCGCGGTGACGACGACATGCCGCGTGGGGCTGGGCAGCACGAGCGACGCGCTCTGCCCTCCAGCAGCCACCGTGACGCGGTGGATCTTCGCTACGCCCGACGTCTGCTTGCTGCGATCGATGAAGGTCACTGTTTCACCCGGGGGCGCAGCATGCTTCCGGATTGGCTACGAGTCAAGCGTGTCGTCGGCGACATCCTGCGCGTTCGAAAGGTCGATGTGTTCGATGATCAGACACGCGAAGACCGCCGCCATAAATCCGCCGCCGACGACAGGCACCGAGAACGCCGTCCCTGTCCAGACAGATCGTTCGATCGCGGCGGCGGTCTCGCGACTTGGCGCGACGATGCCGGGCCGTCCGTGTCCGACGGTGCTGCACGCGGTGCATACCAGCGCGAGCAGTGCTGATCTGATCATGCCGAACGCCTCATTTGCGGCACCAGAACTCCCACGTCGCCGCACTGGCCGACGTGTTTTGTGATGTGATGGTGAACGCAGTCGTGGATGCAGAGCCGTACGCGACACCGAGCGTGCTCGTCGCGGCAACCGCGTTTGCCGGTGAGAACACGCAATGCGGCGCCGTGGAATATGACGCAGAGAACGTTACGACAGCCGTTTCCCCAGCGTCGCACGTCGCCGTGATGCTCCCGTGCTCGTCGTCACCCGTGCCACTCTCACTGTCGCAGGAGCCGGACGTGTACGACGAGGGCGTGCCGGCGACTTGCGTCACGCGGCCGTTGATGGTCGTGAGGTCGGTGGTGGCGTCGCCGAGGGTCGCGTTGCCGTCGACATTCATCTCGCCCTGAATATCGAAAAAAGAGTCCGGTGTCGTGTCTGGACCGACGCCGCAGTTGCCGTCGGTGCCAGTACACACAATCCGATCGACCCACGTTTTCGCGCTCGCTGTCGTCGGCGTCTGAATACGCACGGCGCCGCCCGAGTCCGCAGCGGCGCCGCCCTTGCCGCCGCGCAGATAGGCGATGCCACCGTTGCTGCCTGCGTTTAGCGCTTCTCCCCCCTCAAACTGCGCATCGGTTCCAGCGCTCGCACTGTCGGGGGCCTGAAAGACCGTACCGGACGACGTGAGAATCACAGGTGTGCTGCCGGTCGTATAAAAGCCGGTCGCGCGGACACCTCCGGCCCCACCCCATCCAATGATGCCGCCAGCCTCCGGTACCCACGCATTCGCGGATGCCAGCGACGTCGCCCAGCGCGCCCCAGAGGTCGTAGGCAAGCCGCCGATCCCCACTACACTGGACGTCACAAAGAAATGAGGAATGGTGGAGCTGTTTTTTGCGACAAGTAGCAGGATAGGATCCACGCTACTGCCATTGGCGCGCGCGGCGGCCGTGGAGCCAAACTGCCCGCGCGACGTGATCGACACGCTCGTCCCACTGAGGACGGTGCAACCAGCAAGCTCGACGCTCGCAAGGACGCAATAGCCCGTCGTGGGCCAAGCGGCAGTGGACGTGACAGTGATCGTTCCGGTGCCGGTGCCGATCGCGTTGATGTCGGACGAAGTCGTAGCGACCGCTGCGTTAATGACGGTATTTGGGGCCACACTGAGGGACGACGTCGATCCGGCCTCAGTTAGCAAGCCGTCGACACTCATCGTGCCCGTGACGCTGCACGTATCGTCGATCGTCAGTGTTCCAACGGCGTCGTACAGGTCGCCGTCGTCGTCGATGCGTAGGTCGCTGGACTGGATCGATTTGCCCGTCGTGCCGTCGAAACGGCACATGGCGTTGTCGTCGGCGCTTGCTGGCCCAACGACATCGCCGACTCCAGTTGACGGCACACAAGACGTTGTCCTCCACTTGCCGACGGTCGCGTCATATTCGATCATCGCGGCGCCACCGGGTTGCATCGCGCACGCCGGCCCGGCCGAGGTCGCACCAACCGTAATCGTGATCGTGTCGACGGCATCCACGTTTGTGACCAAGACGACGGCGCCGTTTGTCATCGACGTGTTGCCCGGCACCCACGCGACGTTGCCGGTCGATGAAACACGCTGTTGACTGCCAGTCGGAGTCTCGGTGCCGGTGACAGTGAGATTTGTACCGTTGATCGTCAAGAACCCGTTTGTGAGAATGGTGGTGCCGCCGGCGTGAGCCGTCGTACCGACGAACAACGCAAACACCAGCGCGACAGCGAATGAGCGACTCAGCATTGAGAGCACCTTAGAATGCCGCCGTGTCC